TCTTCATTAGCAATGATTTCAAATCTATTAAACTGTAGTGACTCTTTTGAACCTGTCATTTATCTTTTATTACTATTTAACCCACCATCAATGGCATTACTATATTTTTTACTTCATGAACAACGGTATAGGGAGTATCAGTTTGTAATGATGCAATTTCTCTTGATTGTTGAGATGGTGCTAATGATGCTCTTGTTCCGCCACTTTGTATTCTTTGAAATAAACCACCTTTCATTGGATCATACTTACCTTTTGTTGTCTCTTGAATTCCCATCGGTTTAGACAACTGCTCAAGATGTATGTGAGGACCTCCAGATCTTCCAGAACCTGGAGCACCTTCTTCACCTCCAGAATAAGCTACAATTTGATTTGCTTTAAAAGATCTACCGGTTTGTATTGATGGTGGAATATTGCTTAAGTGAGCTATTCTAGCTATTTTTCCATCAGAAAATTTAACATCCATGTATGTACCATAACCACCATTTGCTTCTCTTGCGCCACTATTAGTTCTATAAACTCCAATAACTTCTCCACCCATGTCAAATGAAATTGGAGTCCCTTGAGGAGCAGCAATATCCATACCTTCATGTGGTTTGCTGCGGAAACCTTCTTGTTGTCCGAATAAACTGGTTATATTTGCCCTACTAAATTTTTTAACTCCTTTAGCACTTAAACTTGGTCCGCCCGCAGATGTCTGAAGAACACTTCTCGCAAATCTTATTCTTTGAGAATCATTTGCTTCTGCCTCTCCAGGTCTTTCATATTTTTTTCTAAACAATATTGTGGCTTCTTCTAGGTTTTGAGTTGCCTTAAAGGACTGTATACTCATTCCACCGTCACCAGTTTTTATTTCATGATGAATAAACTGAAGTTGAGCTTCAAGTGTATTTGGATCTAAACCATTTTTTGATGCGAATGATTCTAATCTTGACCATCTATTTTCATCCCATTGTGCTATTCCTTTTCTACCAATACTATTAGTAAGTGTTGGATTCATCGCACGATTTTCTTGAAGAAGATTTCCAACTATAGCAGCTGCTTGGAAAGCAGTATATCCTTTACTTTTAAAGTAGTTAAAAGCTTTTATCGCACCAGTATTACCAGAAAAATCACCCGCATCTCCAGAAACATCTCCACCATCTCCAGGAGATACGCCACTAGCGGGACCTCCTTCTAAGTTCAATTCTTGATTTAAATTACTTAAAACTTTTGCAGCAGAAATTTCTAATGCGATAGCAAAAGCATTAGAGATGTACTTACCAATTTTCTCACCAATACTCATACCTCCTTTAATTTCTCTTGATGGAACCACTCCACCACTTGCCATGGCAATTGCTTTTGAAATATCATTAAAAGAAGAATCAAGTTCTGCATTTACTGCTGCTGCAACTACAGAACCAAACATGCTTCCAAGAGAATTTGCAAGTTTTTTATCTGGCTTCTGTCCAAGTGCCATGTCAATACCAGCACCCAGCATACCACCAGTAACTCCATGCATGGAGTTCATTTTCTTCAAGTCAGATGAACTTCTTGTGAGTGCTCTCAATGCACTTCTTTTTCCTGGTTCATCCTTGCCATAGAGTTCTTCAATTTTTAATTTACCACCAATATCTCTTCCTGGTTGTGTTTTTGGTGCAGTATAAGTTTTAGGACGTGGAGCTTGTTGTGTCTTAATTTTTCTTGTTGGAGCAACACCCGATTGTCCAGATCTGACTTGTCCACCTTGCGCTTTTGCTTGGGGTTTTTGATTACTTCCAACCAAAGTATCATACATTGCTCCACCAACAATATCACCAAGAATACCACCAAGAATAGTACCAGCAAATGGAACTGGAATGAAAGTTCCAAGTGCTGCACCAATTGTAGAACCAACTGCTTTTGCTGCTGCTCTTCCTGGATTTTCTCCCATAGCAAGAGAAAAAGCAAAGTCAATCAGTCCGCCAACAATAGGAATTCTACCAAAAACCCCCTTTGCTATTCTAGTACCAGCTTTACCAAAAACTTTTAAAGCAGTTCTATTTGCAGATTTTACTAAACCACGAGAAAATACTCCACCTGTTCCTGTTCCACCAGCAAGTCCTCTTTGCGGTCCTCCAAATTTCTCAAATCGTTTAAGGACATCAGCACGAGCACGACTTGCTGATGCTCCTTGTGCTTTTCTTGCCTCATACATTCTTGCAGCATCATTACCATATCTTCTTTCAATCAGTTTAGTTTGAGGATCTCTTTCCAAGTAACTAGAAAGTTTTACATTCTTCGGAAGAGTTGATGGTTTTCCTCCTGGCATTTTTCCGGGTGCTCCAGGTCTTCCTGGTTTTCCCGGCGAAGTACTTGCAATCAACATTGATGCAGCAATAGCACCATTCAATATAAGATTTAAATTCTTTGAGAACTCATCAAAAGTCTTAACAGCATCTTTTCCACCAATATCATCAATTTTCTTACGAACATTATCATAAGTCTGATAACCAAAATCAATAAATTTAATAACACCATCAATTGCATTTTTTGCAAATGCATCAATGAATTTAGTGACAGGCGCAATATACTTTCCAAATTCTAATAACTTAGGAAGGTATTGGTTATACTTATCAAATAAAAATCCAACAAAAGTAAAAATAACAAATCTCTTAATTGTATCAAGAATACTTGTTCCAGGTAAAGATACCTTTGATAGATTATTAGAATCTACTTTTCCTCCCGGTTTAGTTTCTAATTTCTTTTCTCTATCTTCTGCTTTTTGTCTCTGTTTTTCCTTTCTCTTACGATTGTTTTCACTTTGTTGAATTAAGTAAGTACTATTAATAATATCTTTGATTTTTAAAACTTTCTTTTTGACAACAACAAGACTACCACCAGGTTCTTGTGTTTCTCTATCCGCAGGTTTTAAAAGTTTTTGAGATATATTAACATCTTTTTTATAGATGATATTACTTACAGGAACCAAAAATGGTTTTTGGGACTCTGCAATAGAACCACCGGGTTTACCAGATGGTAATAATTTTTTGGAATCTATAACTGCCATATCATCCTACTCCCATTAAGTCACCGATTCCAAGAGATTGAATTACAATTTCTCTATGAGGAATCATAGCAACAATTGAAACATCGGGTATTTGTGTTCCTGTCTTAACTGGAACACTTGGTTTTTTACCTGACATTGTTTGTGGTGGCAGCACAATGGTTTGACTTCTAGAAATGATTGTTGGTGTTCCGACAGGCATTGTTCTAGACTGTGGACCTAGCAATTGATTTATTTGTCTTTCTGTCTCAAGTTGATTTTTTAATTCTTTTTCGCCAAGATTAATTGTATCTTGCAAAAGTCCACCACCAACACTTGATGCACCAGGAACTCTCTGCACATCTCTAGCAAAATTGAGAGTACTTCTTAAAGCCGCCTCTCTTCTTCTTTCTTGCGAAATTGGCGTTGATGGTTTAGTTTTAGGGACACTTACTTGCACTGGATCATAAGGACTCCAATTTCTAATTGTACTTGGAGCAGTGGGAGATTGATTATATCTTTGAACTTCAGATTGTGAAAATTGTCTACCAGGAACTTGAGGAAGATTAACTTTGTTTAAGTTAATACCAAGAAACTTATTTTGATACCCCATTCCAGTATAATTTGGTGCCATCACACTTCCGGTATTTGGTAAACCAAGATTCCCCAAAAAGTTTAAAGTATTACCAACTATTCCACCACCCTGAAATGTCTTTATATTTCTTTTGATTAATCCACCACCTTGAACAAGTTGAATGTTGTTTGCCATTTTTGGAATGTTAGTTCCACCCGCTTTCTTGTTTAATCCCAAGAAGAAGTTTGCCCCATACTTATCAACTGCCTTTTTGGACATCATTATTTCACCAGGTTGTGCAGCAATCAATTGTGTATCAGGTCCAGCACCCTTAATCCTTAAACCACTATCATCATTAATTCCACCACCATCAGCAAAAGCAATATCATTAACGTTCAATTCTTTTTGTATTTGTCCACCACCAAAGAATGATTTTCTTCTTACTCTACCACCACCACTAAACAATCCACCAAGTCCTCTTTGGAGAACTTGTTCTTGTTGTAATTGTGCAGGAGGAGGAGTTTTTCCTGTTTTAGCAGTTTCTTGGGGGGTTACTATTGTTTTGTCAGTTTTCTTTTGCTCCGCTCTAAACTTTTCATTCATTTGAACAGCAGCATATGCACCAGCACCAGCAGCAAGAGCACCAAATACTAATGGATGAGCAGCCATGAATCTAACCATTTGAGGAATAAATCCTCTCAGCATTTTAATAGTTCCGCGAACAAATGCTCCAAGCGGAGTCAAGAATAATCCAGCAGCAAATGCTAATGAAGGCCACCAATCCTTTAAGAATCTACCAAGGATTTTTATTTTCTTCTCATTTGCAGGATCAGCAAACCATTTTAAAACTTTGTCAACTAAAAATCCAATCAAAGTAAATTGAATAAATCGCATGATTCTATCAAGAATACTTTGGAATGGTGCTACTAAAGTTTTAACCAATCCAAGTGCTTTCTTTAGTGGTTTTTCTAATTCCGATTCTCTTTTTACTCTTCTTTTTTGTTCATCCTCTTTTCTACTTTCGTCTGCTTTTTTCTTCTCTGCTTTATTTTGCCCTATAATACTTTTCAATATGTCATCAAGTGCTTCACTGATACCCTTAATATCATCCGATTGTTCACCAGCAGGAAGTGCTGGTTGTGGAATGATTGCCTTTGATGTTAGATAAAATTTTTCAGTAGAAACTTTGACAGGACCAGTTACGCCAATGTTTTCTGCTGTAATCTTTTTTCTCTTTATCTTAAATCTACCAACCTTTCCTTTGACTTTTCTAAACTCTTCAACAAGTAATTCGTCTTCTTCTGTGGAAAGTTTTTTACTGAAACTTCTGGATGCTGCAAGTCTTTCTTTCAGAAGAGTAACATATGTTCCATAGTCAATGTCAAAAACTTCATCGAGTCCAAGTAACTTTAATATTCTTTCGTCTACATTCTCATCAACTAAATCATCCTCACGAACACCTTCATACAAAGCAAGAGCGGAATCTTTCTTACCTTCCGCTCTTATACTTGCCAGTAAATCATCTAACTCGTCAGGACCCATTTTGCTGTTGTTTTAGTTTTTCTTCTTCTAAATGAGCTCTTAATAATTCAACATAGATGTCTCGTTCCCAAGGCATCATGTTTTCAATCTCTGTTAATGAATATTTATGGTATTGCATCAACGAAAAATTAAGCTTGAAGTAACTCTCCAAGTCCATATGGACTAGAGCTATGCGAAAAAACTTGAGAGTCCCTCCAGCACAACAGTGCTTTCAACTTCAGTCTTAGGATTTGTGACTTTGATTTCGTGAGAAAGTTTAGGCATTGTTTCAAAGAACTTCTCAATCTCTTTGAATTGAGTTGAGTTCATTTGCTCTAGAAACTCTATCAGTTCTTTCTTGGTACAGTCTGCAGCAGCCCAAACCTCTTGTTCATTATAAATCTTATCAATACATGCTGCAACTAGATCAAATGATTGATCCATTGCACCATCAGAATTAAAATCAAAGTTACTCTTGATGAACTGATCCAGTGATGGATACTTCATTTCCATCACGATTGATTTATCAACTTGAATCTTGTTAGTATGTTCCTCTTTCTTTTCTACTTTAATATCATCAATACTGATTTTGACAGGAACATAAGTCTCCCCATCATCCGGACAGATGATATTGACTTCGATTTCTTCTCCAACAGACTTGCCACGAATGTTTAAGAACAGATATTCAATATCAAAAGTAGGTAGAGTTTCTACTTTTATTCCTTTGGTATGAATACAAGATTTGATTACATTTTTAATCGCAGTTGTAATCTCTTTTGTATTCTCACTTTCTAATGCTAATACTAATAGTTTTTCTTCTTTAACTAGAAATGGACGGTACTGAATTGTTTGTCCAGTTGAAGGCAATTCCAACTCATACGTTGGTGTAGAGATCTTTGGTAAAGGCATAATATCCTATAGAAAGTTTCAGTGTGATTATTTATTATCTCAATAAATTGGTTCTATGATTTTTACTACTCTACCGTCAGGAGTAATCCACTCACTTTGTCTTTGAGTGTTATTGACATCAACAGATCCAGCTCTTGTATATCCAACAGGAAAATTGGGAAGTCTTGATACATCAGTAATATCATCTGCCATTAATTTTGAACCACCGATGATATATCTAGAATAAGTAAACGATACTGTACATTTTAATAATTGAGAAGAATCATAAGAAACTGGCATTGAATCAATGCTGATTGGAAAAGCATTTAAAAATTGATATTCTAAAGATCTTCCTGTATAATCCTTTTCAAATTTTCTTACATAAATTGATGTTTGATAATCTTTTGGAAAATTTACACGATATGAATAATTTAGATTTTTTACTCCAGGTCCAAGAGTATCTGAATTTGTTATCTGTTCATTGGTAACATAAGACATCCAGTTTTCAAAATAATATATTATTTCATAATCATGATCTACATAAAATGTAAATGATGCTCTATCATCATACTGTCTGCGATAAGCATGTCTCTCTGTTACTCCAGTATAATCATTATTAATTTCATGCGTTGCTAAAGAAGAACCTGGAAGAGATGCTTCTGAACATGACAAAGAAATAAATTCATCTTGAGAATCGGTGTAATTTCCTAATCCAGCAGCAGATCTATTAGAGAACCAATCTTTTAATGTGTTATTACCACTCAGATTAAATGGTTGAAACCAACACTGATATGTTGAAGTAAGTGATGGATTTAAAATAGATGCTTTTAAATCCGCCAGAACTTTTTTTGATGGATTGGGTGAAGACATCTATCTATAAATACTTTTACTTGATATATTATGTAGTAAGGATAATGGCAGAAAGTATATATAATAATATATCGTTAATTCATGATGCAGAAAATTATAAAGTTTAATTCAAAAAAATTAAATCAATTATTCAATATTTCTTCTTCTGGGGAATTAATTTGCGAATTATATGAAGGAATTTCTGGATGCGAAGGTGAATTAAATCCATTTTATGGAAAGAAACATACAAAAGAAACTAAAGAAAAACTAAGAAAAATAACATTAGAACTTTACAAGGACGAATCTTTCAAATTGTCTCGTTCAAATTATGGAGAAAAAAATGGTATGTATGGTAGTACAAGAACTGGAGAATTGAATCCAATGTGGGGCAAAACTCATTCTGAAGAAACAAGAAAAAAGCAAAGCGAAAAAAGGAAAGAATGGTTTAAAAATAATGAAAGCCCACATAAAGGAAAACCGTGCTTAGAAAGTACAAAAAAAGCATTATCAGAAAAAAATAGTAAAAAATATAAATTAATTTCTCCAGAAGGAATGATAATAGAAATAAAAAATCTTACTCAATTTGCAAAAGAAAATAATTTAAACATTGGATGCCTACAACATGTTGTTGCTGGAAGAAATAAATCTCATAAGGGATGGACAAATGCCTAGTGATTCAAAGTATCATCAAGGATTTTTTCATCCAAAAAATCCAAAAAAGTATAAAGGAAATCCACAAAATATAGTGTATCGTAGCAGTTGGGAACTAAGATTTATGAAATGGTGCGACTTAAACGAAAATATTTTAGAATATGGATCAGAAGAATTTTGGATTCCTTATGTTTCTCCTGTAGATAATCGTGTTCACAGATATTTTCCAGACTTTATTATTAAAGTCAAAGAACAAACTGGAGAAATCAAAACATATGTGATTGAAGTGAAACCAAAGAAACAAACTGCACCACCAAAACAAAAATCAAGAGTGACAAAATCCTTTCTTCATGAAGCAAAAACTTATGCAGTGAATCAAGCAAAATGGAAAGCAGCAGATGAATGGTGTAAGGATAGATTGGTGCAATTTAAAGTCATCACAGAAGAAGAACTATTCTAATGGCAGAAAATCAAAACCAATATTCAAGTCTTGTTGGATCAAATAGAATTATTGGAATCAAAGATGATCTTAAGATGATGGATGATCCAGAAGAAATGATGATTTTAATTATGGATACATTAAAAGAAATAGAAATAGTACCTGATGTTGGAAATTATTATACCTTTGTTTATAAGGCAAAAAGCCCAGATATGAAATATGACCAACATCCACTCATCGCATGTCTTGAAGTTCAGAGATGGGGATTTAAAGGATTAAATTTTCATTGGGGACAGACAAGAAATTATACTTGGGAAGAAATACCCGGTCAATTGCATCTTGTCAGAAAAAGCGAGATTAATGATCTACGTGATATTTCATATGCTCTCTTCAGAAGAACCCCATAAATAGATAAAAAGTATCAATAAATGTCTCATTCTCCACAAAAAATTGAGATGATTAATCCTCTTGTAGTTGGGGAGGA